AACAAAAAGAAGCGCGGCGACTCGATTAAGATTGAAGTCAAGCGCGATGACCAGATCCTGCACTTCGCGCCGGTCCTGGTAAGTCGCTAGGCAATGAAGCGCAAGTGGACAACCGACTACTTTTCCAAGAAGCTGCGTGACTTCCGCGGTCCTTTATCGGTGCGCAAGTTTGCCGAGATCCACAAGATTGCCTATTCGGACTGGAACGGCTACGAGACCGGGCGCAAGCGGCCGTCATTGGAAAAGTTCGTCGAGCTGTGCAATCTGACCGGGATTGACCCGAGCGCCATGCTGTCTGACACCAAAAGTAGAGCCCACCTGTATGCTGTGAAGATTCGGCGTCGATCGTAAGTTACAGCACCCGGCAGTTATCGCCGAACTTGAAGTTCATCTGTGCGTCTTTCGGTAGGACGATCCACATGGTTGCGCCGGATGGCGGTGGACCGACGACAACGAAGCACCCGTAAACTTTCTGGCCTAGCTTGTTGTAAGCCTCGACTTGTTCCGGCGTCAAGTTCTGCCCTTGGCCGAGCGCGTTGCCGATGAGCATGGACGTGCAACCGACCAGTGACAGGAACAGCACCAGAACGGCGGCGATGATTAGGTTTTCGATCCATTCACGGCGCATGGTGCGACTCCTTCAACAAGGCTTTCAACTCTTCAATGTCGGCGCCATGCCGGCGCGGCTCCGAACAGGCCCAGCTGACTTTGCCATCGGGCCAAATACTCACGTCAATCGTGCGCGGTCCAAACTTGTAATGCTCTTCGCTCCAGTACCATTCCAGATTCAAGCAGCCATCCTCTTCGAGCAGGATTTCCGGCGCCGGCAAGTCTAGCTGCAGCAGTAGTTTCAAGGTTTCGAGCATGTCACACCCCTTCAATCATCACCGTAATCTGGCGGCTCCGGCGGCCCGACAAAATGATAGTTGAACCGCGGAATCCCGCCGATCGCCACACCGGCCAACATCATCCATGCAATCGTACCGTTGTAACCTGCTTCCCGGAGTTTCTTGTAGATTCGCCGCCGTAGCCGCGCATCGGCGCGGTTCTTGTCTTCCTGCGTGCCTCCCAACTGGTAAGCAATGTCGTGTTCTTGTCATTCCAAGGATATGTTTACGCCGTCAAGTACGTCGGGAAACCAGGTGCAGCCATCGCCGAATTTAATCAGCTTGCGAAAAATAGTACACCCATCCATGCCAGAACGATCACCACCCAAGCAGTCGCAACGGCGGCAATGACCATCAGTAATAATTCTACGAGTCTCACTCTCTAAACCACAGCCACCAAATCAGCGCGCAAACGCCAACCAGGCGCAGCCAGAATAATACCTCGAGCAGCCAAGACGGATCGGGCGGAATCACTCATGAGAACCAGCCGCCGCCCTTCGGGCCACGCTGGCCTTCCATGCCGCGCTCGCCAATATCTCCCTTGGCACCCTTCTCGCCCCGTTCCAACACCCGCGCTTCGAGCGCCATGAGCCTGCCCTCGTGGGCGAGCACTTGCATGATGATGTCGTCCATTATTTCCACGTCGGCGGCAACCACCATTGCCTTGTTCTTGGCAAGCGTGCCGAGTTTCTTGGCGTGGTTCACCAGCTTGGCCTTCTTAACCGGCAACTTCGGCTTGTTCTTCGGTCGCATATAAACCTCCTACGCCTTGTCTATCTTACTCAATACTCGCCGTTGATATTCACCTACTTCACCGATATTGTGTTGAATATGGAATTCATAAATCTCATTGATCGTAAGTTTGGCCGCTGGAAAGTTCTTGATAGGGTTTCTAATGATTCTCGTAATCGCCCTCAATGGCTGTGTCGTTGTGAATGCGGAAGCGAAAGAATTGTCAGCGGGACAAGTTTGAAATCTGGAAACACTCATAGTTGCGGCTGTCTCTGTATAGAGCTCAGGGTTAAACGGGCTACGACACACGGGCATACAAGAGGCGGCACGACTCATGAATACCGCGCATGGCTTGGTATGAAATCTAGATGCTTTAACCCGAGCAACAATCGGTACGAAAATTACGGCGCTCGGGGAATTACTGTGTGTAAGGAATGGCTCGATAGTTTCGAAACATTTCTGAATGACATGGGACATTGCCCTCCTGAACATACAATTGAACGTATTGATAACAACGGGAATTATCGTAAATCGAACTGTCGATGGGCTACGAGAAAAGAGCAAATGCGTAATAGACAAAATACTCATATGCTTACCGTAAACGGGAAAACGCGCTCTCTCGCAGAATGGACCGAGCTTAGAAAAGTAAGACCTGGCCTTATTCAAATAAGACTGCGAGACGGTTGGAGCCCAGAGGATGCCGTCTTTCGCCCGGTGCGATATACTAAGCGCGCATTCCAGGGTTGTTAACATCGACACGCCCTAACAACTCGATAATATTCTGTAAGGCTGAGATTACCGCAGGAGCCACCGCTAGCGAGGCGGATTGCACCAGGAGCGCACCAAAGTCGCCGACGGGCATGTTGACACCAACCGCAGCGGCTGCGCCCGTTCCGCCCGCAATCAATATCCCTACCCACCCTTGAAGAAACGTCCTCAAGACGCGAATCCCAACCTGAGCCCACACGCTCAATGCGACAATCTCGACGTTAGCCTGCCCCGCTGGCGTGTGGAGAATCGAGCGGTCCTTCGGGCCTTCGCCTGCGCCCCGATCGGTGACGACTGTTTTGATTACTTCTTCTTTTGGTTCAGCCATAAAATCTCCTTTTATTTATCTTCCAAGCGGCAATGCCCGCATCAGTTCTATCACGGTCAGAATCAGAACGGCGGGCCAAAGTGGGCATCTCCCCATCGCGCTGACAATAGTGACAACAAACGCTGCCAAAGCTAGAATCAAAAAAACTGTAATCATGAAACCCTCCTTACTTCTTTTCAGGCCCTGTCATAGTTTTTACGTCCATCTGCGAGACTTCCATTTTGACAACCTCAGCCTGCGGAGGCGCTGCCGCAGCCGGTGTCTTTTCCGCCACTCTCGCCGCTATCTCGGCAACCTTATCGCGTTGAGTGTGCAGGTCTTGAATTATCAGTTGCAACGACGCATTTGCCGTAATCGCCGCTTCCAGCTTCACGGCCAACGCTCTCATGTCATTCTTGACCGCCGTCATATTAGAATTTGTTACCTCGTGGATTTGGTCTAGCTTTACTTCGGTGCTGGCCTGTCTTTTAATTACCGATTCCGTCTTACTGCCATTTCGCCAGTTTGAAATAATCAAGCCGATGGCGCCGATTATCATGGCCCACTCAGCGGCGGTGAACTGCATGAAGCTGGGCATGTTTTCCGGACTTATGACGGTCGCAATCCCAATCATGGTTTTGACCCTCTCTCTACTGCCCTGATTCGCTCTTTGAGTTCTCTAATTTCTTCGACTGTCCATTTGGTAAGGATGTCAACGTCCTTCGCAAGGAGAGTTGAGTTTGCAGCACCAGTTCTTGCGATTGCTTCAATCTGTCCAATGTCCGTTGAAAGTATGGAAACATAGAGAGTAATAAAGCCAAGAAGAAGATTGGCAACAGCGCCAAGAACAAGTAAAAGTATTTTAGAACCATTGTTTTCGTTGTTCGCTGCCACACATAACCCCTCTCGTCAGGGCTGCGTTTACATCTCAGGTTTAGATAAACATCGACGGCGCCTCTGTTCCGGCTTGATAATAAGTTTTAGCGTAACCAGCCACGAGGTTAGCCCGGTCCAAGCCATTGACGATCCGCCGGGCGTTGTACCAGTCCTCTTTCTCGCCGTTGAAATACCACGATAAGCGCGCGCCGGTGAACCAGCCGTTTACCATACCCTTGACAATTATCTCTGCCGCGGGTTCGAGCTTAGAGGCAATTTCGGGATGGCGAACTAGATCCATGTCGAGTATGTTGCCGACCTTTTCATAGTTTTCTTTCCAAGTGAGTTGCACAAAGCCGCGCCCGTAATAGGTGCAGCCGGTTTCGCCATCGGCTCGCCCGTAGAGTCGATTGCCGCCCTTGTCGTACTCTTCGATCGGCTGCATGGTGCGGTCGGTCTCGTGGTGTGCAGTGCCGAGAATATAGGCCAGCCAGCGCGGATCGCCATTAGGATAATGGCGCTGCCAGCAGTTGAGAATGGCCTCGATGCCGTTCACTTGGGATTGTTGGAGAGTGCCGCCAAATAGCGCGGATCGAATACGGGAATAGAATAGTCGGCGGTCAATCATGGCAGTAGCCTGCACCTCTTCACTCAATCGTTCGATGTATACCATACACCGCACAAATCGGACAAACTTAAACGGTCGCTGTCCCTGGAAACCCGCGCCCGACCAGCTCGCTCATCTGGTAAATGTTGACCACCACGGCGGCCTGCGGCGATCCGAAGTCCGTCGTCTGGTTTGCCGCGCTGTAGGGCGCCGTCTGGGCTGCCGCCGTAATCGTCCGCACCACCGATGCCCCGTTCAGGATATCGACCTCGTAAGCCTCGGTTTCTTCCCCGAGCGGCACGTCGACTTGATCGCGCCATTCCTGATTGACCCGCGTGCGGCGAATCCAGGTAATCGTCAGATTGTCCGAGCCGTCCCGGCTGCCGGCGATATGGACCGGCGACAGTGGTTTCAAGCTCGCGGTCATAACGTAAACGGAACCTCCACGGCATTACCGATCAAAGTGCCCAAGGTCGTTGCCTTGAATATCTGCGGCTGGCCGATCTCCAACGAAGTCGCGGTGATACGCCGTAGCGCCGCCGCGTCGAGCGCAACGAACTGCTCGCCTATTTCATGGCCGTCAACGGCGAACTCGCTACCACGCCGGCCGCGCAGTAGATGGGTTAATTGATATTTACCAGAGCCGAGGGATGTTGCCGTCGTCCATTGCACTATTTCGACATCGCCGTTGAGCTTTATCATCGCCGCGGCGTTGGTGCCGTTGAGCACGTTGGCCTCGGTGTCGCTGGCGAGCATGAAAATATCCGGCCGCACCAGCTTGACAGTGATCGTGTTGGTATCGTCCCAAGTATTGACATCGGGTGGCGAACCGGGCGCCGCCAGAGCGTAAGCGATGCAACTTTGTTGGTCGATGGTGGCGATATCCTCGTAAGTTTGCCCGTCGTCGGCCGACTTGCTGACGATGCAGCCCTGCCAGCCGGGATTGTAGCCGGTGACGGCGATGTAATAGCCGATGCCAGCGTCGTCGTCGCGCAACAGTACAGAGTCGAAAACGACCAAGCGCGTCGATCCTGGCACGGCGAGTGATGGTCCGCGGAACATAGGCAAAGGCGAGCCGCCGGTGGCGACATACCCCGTGTATAAACCAGGATCTTCGGAAACCGCCTTGACGATGACAATGCCCGGCGCGCCATACTCGACCGAGGTGGCGCGAAAGCGCAGCGTGCGCTGCGCGCCCACCGCCCCGATTGTGACGACCCCGACGCGGCGCGTACCGACCAGCGAGACCGCCACCAGGGTGCTTTCGTCGATAACCAGCGCGTTGGCGCCGATCGCGCGCGCGCGCACTAGCGCCGCGGCGGTGACTTGGATCTGGACAGAAGGATTGCCGATCGCCCTGGTGCCGACCAGCGACGGCCCGACGAGCATGTTGGAATCGATGACGTAGCCGTCGCCGATGCCGCGGTTGCCTACGAGCGAAGTCGATTGGACGGCAATGCCGAATGTCGCCGAACCGATTGCCCGGGTTCCGACCAGAGCCGGCGCCGTCAACGCGACAAAGACCCCGGCAACGCCCATTAAGCGGGTGCCGACGAGTGCCGTCGCAACTAAGGTTGACGGAATGTAAACCAGCTGCGCGCCGAATTGCAGAACGCGAGTCGCCAGGCTGGTTTCTTCGCGCACTACCTGGGCACCGTGCTGGAGCACGCGGGTCGCCAAACTCGTTTCTTGCCGGATGACCTGCGCGCCTTCCTGAAGCACGCGAGTCTCGACGTCCGTTTCCTCACTGATGACCTGGGCGCCGTGCTGAAGTATCCGGGTTTCCGTCGCCATTTACTTTTTGCCGATGGTTCCGACTCCAAGAGGGTTTGGCCCACGCGCTATGCGCAGCGCCTCTTCGCGTTCGGCGATTAGATCGTTGACCAGCTTAGTTTTGGCCGCATGGGCGAGCCGTTCATTTTCGAGCTCGCTGCGAAACTTGCAGAGGTCGTCCATGGAACATTTTTCCAACGCGGCGCGGGTGTCGGGTATCATCGCGGGCGATCCATCCAGTCCTCGATGGTCTGAATACCGGCCACGCTCGGCGTGCCAATCTCGGAGCGCCGCACGTCTGGCGTCTTGCGAAACCAGCGCCTGATCTTGTCATTCCAGCCGGCCTCTTTGCGCGCGGCATCGTGCACTCGCGGGTCGTCGGTGAAGCCAGCCGGAAAGCCGGTGCGCAGCACCACGGCTTGATCGAAGGTGATCTGTTCCACTTTGGCGATGGCTTCTGCCTCGCGCGCGACAAGTCTGATTTGTTGAGCCAACTCGTCGGCTTGATTCCAGGGCATCTTCCAATAGTGGCCGCTCGTTTCGTCGATCAAAACGACGTGCGTCCCATCGCTGCGAATCCTGATCGTGCTCATGGCGCCATCACCTTGTTGGCCCCGTTGTCGAAAATGAACAGAACATCGATCCCGGTCGGGGTGAACGGCAGGCCGGTGATAGTGTCCCAATAGCCCCACAGCTTGCTCGTCGACGGCGTTCCGGTGTGCTTGTAAATCGTCGCCGATTCGAACGACGCCCCGGTAACTGCGCTGAACGTCGGATCGCTGGCGTCGAGCACGCCTCCAGTGTTGGTCTTGCCGGATAGCGCCGGCGACGTAGCGATCACCGCGCCGCCGGTAATGTCGTCCAGGGCATCGTCGGTCGCGGTGTTCGGCACGTCGACACCGTGATCGCAGAAAAAGATTCTGAAATCGTCGACGGTCCAGTTGAAACCGGCGCTGCACATATTTTCTAAGCCCTTGGTATAAAATCCATTTGCCATCTGAAGCCTCCTAAGCTGCGCGTTTGTAGCCGATTTCGTTGGCGTTGACTTGAGCCGGCGTCCATTGCGCCGCCGTGTCGGGGTTGAGCGGAAACCACTCTCGAAAGTATTGATTCGAACCGAACGGCGGACTGAACGGCGTGCCGTTATAATTCGTCGTGCTCTGACGATTGACGAAGTTGACCGTGGCGCTGCCCGAGTCCTGTTTGTTCACCAAGGCGACTTGCCCGAGCGCGATAATGACCGCCGTCGCCGGTACGTCACCCATCGCAAACGAGTCGATATGCCCCACCGTCGAACTGGCGTTATAGTCCGATGTGTTCGGCGATCCGGTCTCGTCGACAGTCTGAAAGTTAGAGCCCGCCGTCGGCGTGAACTGCGCCGAGGTGCCGGCGCCGGTGGGCGGAAAATAGTCGACGCGCGCCTGATTGATCTGTGAGTCGGCGGAAACGTTATCGCAGAATTGAAACGTCATAACAGAGTCCGCCGTCACGTTGATACACGGGCCCGTTTGATCGATAACCCCAGTGCCGCCGTTGCGGGTATCGAGGCCGCTCGCACTGATAACGCTGACGCTATCGACCCAAACGTCAACCGTGCCGGTGCTGTCGTGGATCACCAGCTTGGTCTCGATGTGCTTCCAAGTATTGTTGAGCGGCATGATTCCAGCGGCTGAGGTCGCAAGCGTGGTGCCGTTGCGCGTAACTTTTAGCGCTCCAGCGTCGGTCACTCGCAAATCGCAATGGATCGTCCCTGATTCGAACCAACGAAAGATCGTAACTTCCCCTGTGAAACTCGTACTGACACGGAACCTAAACGCCTCGAATTTCGTCGATCGCGCGGTCATGCTTTTAAGAAAAAACTGCCCTCCAGAGGTATAAGCCACCTGCAGCACGCTCCCCCCCGACGGGCTCTGCCCGCTTTCGACCGTGGTCACTGTCCCGCCGAACTGCGAAACTGAATCAAAAATCTGCGCTAGGGTTGTGCTATAGCCGTATGATTCCGCCCAATCGATAATCATTTGTTACCTCATGTCGGTTTAATGACGGCGTTGTTGGCGCCGTCGACGTAGATCATTTTGATATCGCCAGGCGCAAGGGTCACGGTTGCACCGGCGCCGCTGCCGGATTTGAGCGTGATGTTATGACTCCCCGCTGCCGCGTGTTCGACCATGGCGAGTTTGCCGCGCCCCTGGAAGATCACTGCGCGCGGCGCCGTCATGGTATCGGTAAATTTGAAATACACCGCGCCGTCGTGCTGTGAATCGGTAAGTGTCACGTCGGCCGCGGTTACCGCAATGTCGAGCTTGGTTCCCAGAACCTTGTCGAGGATAGTCAGCGCGGCGTTGTGCGTGGTCTCTTTTTGCGACTGGCCGACAGCTATCTCGGGAAGTTTCAAATTGGTGGTTGTGCTCATAGTGTGATCTCAAACGGGTCGCCCGGTTCCATGCGGACGTATTTCCGCGTCAACTTGATCGTTAATTCATTGCGCTCGAAGTGCAGCACCGGCAACAGCCGCGCCGCCATGTTGCGCGCCTCGTTATCGCTCATTGATTCCGCTAGCCGCACGTCCATGTCATGGCGGAAGTCGGTCAAGATGCGCTCCTCATGCTGCATGCCGCGCTCATATTCCTTGTCGCGCTGGATGTAGTGCACGCGCACCGTCGTCGGCAGCGCGCGCTCATGGATCTGGCTGCGCTCCAGGCGATCGGGCACCTCCTGGCCGGGCTCATAGGCGGACAGGTCTTCGAGCGGGATGGTAAACGCCACCGGCTTGCCGCGCTTGCGAAACTTGAGCAGACCACCACTTTCGACCGGATCGAAAAAGTAATGTGGCTGGAGCGGTGATAACCAGCTGACCATCGACATGGCGCCGTCCCGACCGTAGCCGTACACGCAATCAGTCAACTCGCTAACGTCGAAGCGGGTTTCCTCGATGCCGGCGATCCGGCAGGCGTCACCGACTATTTGCGACAGCGGCACGCAATCGCCGACACCAGCGGGAGTCACCGCCCAATAGGCGCCGTTGATTTGACCGTAGTAAAGAATCCCGTCCTTGTAGATCAGTTGGCCTTGCCTGAAGTTTACGCCAAAGACGTTGCCGACGGTGCCGATCTGCACCGCTTGCTTGTTTTTAAGCTCGAAGATCGCCACCGTACCGAAGCCGAAGCCGGTCTGCATGAAATACATCTCATCGTCAGAGACAACGTCGAAGGCGGCTATTTTCTGCACGCCCAAATCCCAAATCTCGACTATCTGCAAGCTGTATTTCTCCATCTTGTAGAGCTTGGAGTTTGGCGCCTCCGACAAGCTGCCGATACCGGGCGAGGCGAGGCCATAAACGTAGAAATCCGATTCTCGGATCAAGAGCATGTCCGTCGGCCCATCGTAGTAGCGAATGAATTGACCAGCGGAATCGAACTCGGCAAAGGTGTGTGATATCGTGCCCGACCCGCTATTCATCCAAATTAAGAGCCGCCCGGCTTTATAAACCCAACTCGACACGCTATCGACCAGGGACTGCGCCGGATACGGCTGTAGAGCAACCTCGAAATTCGTATCGTAGAAAATCATGAAATAACCAGCGCCCGCATGAACCAGAGTCATGTTGACGTCAGACCAACCGGCCCCGTTGTCGTGAATGATGAAGCTTGAAAAAATAGATGATTCAAATTTCAACTCCGGGAAGGCGCCGCTCGGCGTGAAGCGTCTCCAGTAATATGCCCGCGGATCGGAATAAGGCGCATACGCCATCGCGCCCCAGTTGGTGTCAATGATTAAAGACGTGACCTCGTGGTTGTCGTCGATATAATTCCAGGTCTGTTTCCATATCCACGACGTCCCGACATCAGGATCTATAAACGGGCCGAAATTGCGATAGTAAAAATTTCCATTGTCATAGACCTCGGCGACACACTGCGGCACCGTGTTGGCGTAGTCGGCCAACTCCAGGTCGAGCGCCGCCAGGGTCACCAGGCCGCGATAAGCGGGTACGCGGCCGACGCCATGAAGCGCCTCCATCGTCGAGTCAGGCAATTGAGTCTCGGCGCCCATGTAAAACACCAGCCGGCCGCCTTTGATCTTAGATTGTGTCGCGATGACTTCATCGAGCGTGGCGTCGGGCGAAAGATTGCGCCTAAGCTTCCCCTGCATCCAGACGCGCAGGATGCCCGCGGCCGATCGACGGCGAAACAACCAGAGCGAGTCGGCGGAATAGCTGAAGTAATAACCGGCTGGGCTGGCCGACGCTCCCTTGCCGGAAACGTCGTGCTTGATCGGTTTGAGCTCACTCGATTGTATCAAGTATCCCGGCAGCGCCAACGTGCCCTCGCTGTCGGCGATGTCCTCGCCGTAAGCGCTCGACGTAACCATCAAGTCGGTCAACTGCGAGCCAATCAATTTGCCCTCTTCGGGAAACATCAGGTTGCCGAGAAATCCGCCGAGTAGCCCACCGACAACACCGCCGACAGGGCCAAAAAAATATGACCCGGCCATGGTGAAGCCCGAGCGGACAATCATCGCGCCGGCTTGGACGAGCTCGGGCAGCATCAGAGCGCCCAATAGCGCGCCGATGAATATCGCAAGCGCCCGGAATCGGTAATAACGGCGCACGCGGCGCTTGAGATTGTCATCCATGCGTTGCTCGACCACTCGCCCCGCCGCCTTGCGCGCGGCATTGCCGACGCGGCTGTGAGCGTGGATGATCGTGCCGCAGTCGGTGAGAATACCTAAATGGCGCGGCTGGCCGCCGTAGATCGGGTCCGACATCCATGGCACGTCGCCGGGCCGTTCGGCGCCAGGCGCAACGCGGATCATGTTTTCATCGAGCGCTTTTTCCATCGCCGTCGGCACCGGCAGTTGACCGTAACCGCAATAATCAAAATCTTTGACAACCAAGTTCGTTTCCTTCGCCACGCCGATCACCAGACCGATGCAGTCCACCCATTGCCCCTTGGCCCTGCCTTGGTGGCGGAACGGCGTGCCGAGCCAAGTCCTAGCCGCGTCGATTATCGCCTTGGGTTCGACCACGACTGGACCTCGTAGGGTTGCACGGTTAGTTCTGGCGCGCGCTCGTTGCCGTTCTCGCTGACGGTAAGGCCATCCAAGATGTACGCCTTCGCCTCGGCGCCGTAGATCTCGGGATCATCCCAGCCAATGCGCGCGGCGCCATGCAGCCATAAGGGCTCGGCGTGCAAGCGGTGCGCGACCAGGCTGAACGGCTCTTGCTCCCAATAGTGCATCCCCGTGTGTCCCTCGGCGCCGATGCAACGCGCGTAGAACGGCGCCAGCACGCCTTTTTGGATAACCGTTATTTTGGCCTCGCATTGTTTCATGGTCATGCCGGTTGATCCGGGAAGTTTAGTTGTTGATGAATGCCTGGGATGTACGGCTCGCCGCGAAAGTTGTAAACGTTGTTGAACTTGTCGATGCAGGTCTCGACGCGCTTATCACAGCCGACCTCTACCAGATATTTTTGGCCGACGCTGATATCGCTAAACGCCGCATCGCGTAGCACGAACGACGCCGGCCGCCACTCGATGACGCCCGAAGCTACATCGCTGGCGATAGTCTCGGCGACGCTGATCCTCGTGTTATTCGGGCCGGACTGGTAAATCTCGGCGACCACCGTATAGTTGCCGTCATTGGCGGTGGAACCAAATACCGTAAAGACATCGCCCGCGGTAAAGTTACCCGTATGATCGCCGGTAATGAAAAAATGCGGACCGTTGACATCGATCGAGATGATTGGATACTCGGCACGCTTGTGGCTTTTGACCTCGGAGGAAAAACCGGCGTTCGGTCCATCGAGAAACGTAAGCAGGCCGTGCATGAACCAGCCGCTCGGTTCGAGCCGGCTGGAATCGCTGAACTGCCGGCGATCGACAACGGCGGTTACAAACCCCTCTTTTGTCAGCGCCTCGCGGCATTCCCATATCATCCCGCCATCGCTAACGGTAGCGCCGATGGTCGTCGGCCATGACGGTTCGATCAGCGCCGAATTGCCGTTGGTCAGGGCCGCGTATCGAAAGCCATTGTAAACTGACGGCTTGACTACCGAACCAAGTCCGGCGTCTGCCGCTTGCACCGCGGTGTAGGCGGTAGAAGGTGTCCACTCGTAAGGGTTGAGCCGTACCTTGCAACCAAAGCGCTCGTTCCAGGTGTCTTGGATTCGGGTGCCGAGCTCGGCGCGGCAGGTCACGGAAATCTTCGGGCCGACATCCTGTTGCAATAGAGAGATCAAGCCAAGACCCTCGGCGTTGAACACTTGATCGCCCCAGGTAATATCGCCGAGCCGGCCATACAGCAAAACGTTTCGTCCTTGGCTGATGTTTTGGTAATTCAACTCGAAGTGTTCGTATTCGGCGCCACTGTATAGCCCCTCTTCTATGTCTTTGGCGACTATCTGATCGGAGTCGAGCAGCGCGCGCACCTCGCGGCTCGGCGTCTTGAATTCCGAGTCAATCGTCGCGGCGGTTTCCACCGAGCCAGTTTTGGCGTGCAGGATGATGTTATTCCATACGAGGTCGCGCTCGAATGAGGTAAATCCGAGACAGCGCCTGGCCTGGCCGTAATTCGAGCCCTTGGCGTAGGGACTAAGATTGGTCGTGTCGACGTTGATCTCAAACTCGGTCGGCGAGAGCACGGTCACGAGAAAGTACAGCTCGTTGACGTTACCAACGAAATTGATATCGGTCATGCCCTCGATACCGATGAACTTGACCACGTCGCCGGTTGTCAGTCGATGTTGCCAAAGCGTCGTGACGACGCCGGGATCTGAGTTGGTAATGTTGATCACCCGAGGCTGACGCGCGGCGAGCGATAGGATCGTGCAAAACGCAGTTGTTTGCACCTGCTGTTGATAGTGCGCGAGAAGACCCGCGGGAATCGTTTTCATTTCCTATGGTCCTATCACCTTTGCGCAAGCCGCTCTGTTGGCTGTCGTCGTCACAAGGCTGGCGCATATCAGCTTGAGTGCTTTGTCAAACCGCTCTAACAGAGCGGCTACGCATTCGGGTCACGACTCCATCATGGTGTAGGAGCCGACGGTAAGCTCGGGGGTGTTAATGTAGGTATCGAGCGGCGTGCCACCGCTACCCCATACCTGAAAACGATACTTCGTGCCAACGGCTGCGCTGGTGCTTATCTTCAAGATGTATTCGCATTCCGTTTCCTGGTTGTTCAGAATGATCGTCGGGTAGTCGCTGGAAGTGCGCACCACGGCGCAAGCGGTATTGCTGGCTTCGTCGCTGGTAAGCAGTTCGGTGGTCGGTGTGCCGGCTGCCGGAATGTCGGTGTCTGATGTGATGCCGTACCAACTGATGTTATCGGCGCCCATCGCGTCCGGTGTAAGCGTATAAGCGCCGAAGCCGCCCCCGGTGTCTATCGCATAGCGCAAAACGTACAATGCGCCCACGTTGTCGTCACTGCGAAACTTGACGCGCAGGCGGAATGCCGCGCCTGGCGGTAGGGTGATCGGCACGTTCTCGGTGCAGGTAGCGCATTGGACAACCGCCGCATCCTCGGCGCCGCGCAGTTTGTGAAAGCGGAAGCGTGACTGGACAACGACATGCGAAGGCGCAGCCCCCACGTTGTTGGTGCCGCTTGAAGCCGCGTGCGTTCTTACGACCGCGTTGTAGCAAGTGGTGTTGGGGTCGCCGATACAAACGGAGTCGGTAAGTGTCGGCGCCGCGCTGCGCGTCATGGCGTCGGTCAGGCTTTGCCCGTTGGTGACGGCTGTAGCCAAGACCACTTCAACGGCAGACTGCCCATTGATGGTCGCGCTGACTATCCCGCCATTGCCGAGAGTCTTGTTCACCCCGGCAACCGCTATCACCCAATTACCGGCGGTCGGCGTTTGCAGAGTTAAGTTATTGCGTGACGATTGGATAGGGCAGTCATAGGCGATGTGATAATGTGTCGGCTCGTCGTTCTCGACCGCGGCTTTGTTGCGGATACACGACTCAAGCGCCCCTATATCCGGTAGACTCCCGACGTATCGCCCCGCGCTAAAGCCACTGATAACCGTGCCCGTGTCGATAGCCGCACTGGACTCCTTCAGGCTGAAATTGCCGCCTGCGGCATCTATGAATACATCGGCAACCGTCCCTGTTGTAAGGTTGGTAGTCGTGCCGGTGCATAATGCCGAGATATTACTGCCGGTGTTGCCCAGTGAAATGTTGTTTACGATGGCAAGCCCTGTTAATCCGCTGGCGCAGTTTATTCCCTGAAGCCCGCTGCCGTAAATCGTGTTGTTGTAGACTTTGCTAGTGTTTGCCGTGCCCTCGACGCGGATACCCTTGTCCGTGTTCGGACCGATGATGTTGTTGTAAACCGTGTTGCGTGAACGATAGATATTGATCCCGCCAGCGGTTTCCTGCGGCGGTGACGCCCCCGTGCCGGTATTGTAAATGCGGCTGTTCCTGATGACATTATCCGTCGCGCCAGTGGTGGATGAATAGATGCTTATGCCATTGATCGGGATATCGTGGATCAACAGATCCTCACCCGTGCAAAAGGTACCCCGCCAATAGATGCCAGTGCCGCTGGTGGTATCATCCCCGGTGCTGTCATGTATATGTATGCGCCGTAGAGTGCAGGCGGTGGTGGTAGTGGATAGCACGATGCCGGGGCCGTGCATGTTTTTAACTTCGAGGTCCTCAAGTATCAAATTTGAATAGGTGCCAGTCTCAGAGATACGGAAGCCGGTCTTTTCTCCGGCCAAACCAAGCGCCTGTGCATCAATTTTCAGATTGCGGAAAGTTAAATTGGTCCGGGCTGAATTGAGAAGGATGATATTGCTGCCAGTCGTAGGTCGTAGAGTAACGGTATCGCCGCTCAGTCCTTCGAGTGTAGTCGGTGTCGAGGACGAAGTGCCCGATGGCAGTGGATTGGTAAAACTCTCGACGTAGGTTCCCGACTTGACGGTCAAGGTATCGCTTGCGGCGAGACAGGTTAAACCGCTGGCAATGGTCAGTTTATACACGCCAGGATCGGCGGCGCCGTCAATGGCAGCGCAGGCATTTGAGTCGCTGCCGGTCTTTGCCACCCAATAGCGTGTAGCGTGAGCCTGGGTTGAGAACAAAAGCAGAGCTAAAACCAAAAAGAGTCTTTTCATCTTTACCTCACTGAAACATAATCGGTGAAATTGGCCGTGCTGTTGAATACACCGGAGTCCTTATCGCCCACCACCAGTATTTGACGCTGGCGCTTTGTACGCTGGCGCTGGTGCCAATGGTAAAGCCCGTTGCCGTGAAACTCTGAATGAAGTTTGCACCGCAGGCGACGTTGGTGATCGGACAGGCGAAATCGCCGGTCATGGCGGAGGTGCGAATAATAGCAACGCCGTCAGCCGTATCGCTCTTGACGATTACCATATCGGGCTGAAAGCCGACCGTTATCTCCAAGCCGTCGGACGGTGATCCAGTAGCGGTATAAGTCCCCGACGTTGCGTAATTGGCAACATCTTTGACGGACAGCGGATAGTAGTCAACGGTGCCGCCTGTGCCGTCGTTTACCTGAATATCGGTGCCGATTTGAAAACCATTTGCGTTGAATGCCTGGATTTCGTTAGTGCCTGCGCCGCCTAGAGCAAAATCCAAAGACGCATCTCCAGCCATTGCGCTTAGACGCCATACATTCGAGTCGTCCATCTCCCCTAATATGATAACCGCGCCGGGCTGAAACGCTGGACTTATAACTATATTCCTGTCGTTTGTTCCGTCGCCGACATAGGTTCCCACCGCCAGATCGTTGTTGGCGTCGGCGCCCCAGGCAACGTAAAAGCAGTTGTCCGTGCCGCTAACATTCGTTGTACTGCTCGATCCAACTTGAAAGGTGCCAGTGCCAAGAGATTGAATCTTATTGGTGGCAATGCCCCCACCACCGCCTAAATCGTCGGCGCCATCCCCAGCTATCGAAGACGTTTTCATTGGCGCATATGTTGCGCCGTTGCACTTTATCAGCATGGCGGAGATAGCAAACGATGCAACGGTGGATATATTGCGGTTGTCGGCACCGTTGCCGCTGAACATGCCCACCTCAAAGCGGAAGGCATGGACGGGAGTAGCAAGTAAAAGCGACAGAAGTGCGGCAAGTATGGTTTTCATTAGTCGCTCAAGCTGGACATTCCTGATAGCATGTGTTAGAAATAAACCCATGAGTGGAATTATCCAATACAATTTGGTTGATAAAGTTTTTGGTGAATGGACCGTTCTGAAGCGCAGCGATAAATCCAAGCGAACGGTCTATTGGACTTGCCTTTGCACCTGCGGAACCATAAGGGATATTCCCACACAAAACCTCCGCGATGGACGAAGCACCAATTGCGGTTGCAAAAGGCTTAAACATGGCAATTCCAGACGTAGCGGAAAAACACCGGAATATCATGTGTGGAAACGAATGCGTCAACGCTGCTTCAATAAACTTTCCGCTGACTATAAATACTATGGAGCTAGAGGTATTACAGTCAGTGAAGAATGGCGAGAGTTCGCGGCTTTCATTAGAGACATGGGACCAATGCCATCTCCGGCGCATTCCATAGAGAGAATTGATAATGACAAATCCTACTGCAAAGCTAATTGTAAATGGGGAACTCGCCTGGAGCAGCAAAATAATACCCGCCGCAATCGACGCATTACATATCAAAACGAGACTATGACACTCAGCCAGTGGGCGGCGAAACTTGGAATGTCCCCGAAGGTTCTGTCTGCAAGATTGAATGCTTATAAGTGGTCTGTGCATGATGCCTTCAATCTGAGAGTGAAGTCACGGAATAGCGCATCGTGAATCCTAGATGATGTAAAGTCGCAACGGCAGTGGTTGTGCCAGCGGCATCGAGTTGGTAACGGAACTGGAGTAGTCGTGGCACACCCGCTGTGCATGTACCATTCGCTGTCACGGCCCCGCTTGTTGTCATATCTATGGCGTTTGAACCTGTAACAGCGGCATCATCAATTGCAACCTCGGACCCCCAGGTTGCATTTATAGTTGATGTCGCTAAACGACATGCCGTTGAAATATCCCCATTTAGCACCCCAGTGTCTGCCGCCGTCTGGACGTAACGGTGAGTAAAGGTAACTGTCCCTCCGTCCCAAGCATCCGGCATAACGACTTCGCCGTAGATACTGCTGGCATCGTTGTCAGCGCAAATAATGGTATAGCGTGGAGCACCGCTGTTGATGGTCGCCAATGCCGGTGACGCGCATTGTGCGGTATCCGTGGTGAGTGCCGCCGCAGGAAAGTCCACGGTCTTTGTCGGCTTGTAGGCGGTCCCGAAAGTGTACTTGCCTAGCTGGCTGGCTGCGTCGGGGTCGATGGTCAGTATTGCCGCCGCCCCTTCGGTATCGTAAAACCCGCACACTTGGTTGGTCATGCAAGTGAAGTAGCGGTCAGCCGCAACGCTAGGCTCGATGACCATCTGGTTAGCGTCTGACACATAGACGTTGATGTAGACGGTCCCATTGCCGAACTGGCAAGGGTCTGCCTCGGTGCATTTGGTGGTTGTGTTGCCCGCCGTCATTACGGCTTCGAGCGTTGGTGTTGCCGCCGAGGCCGTGGCCGGTTCCCATGCCACAGCCGTAGAATTATAAACGCAGCGCACGCGAGTGGAGCCAAGGCCGGTTTCACAATCGCCAGCCGTAGCGCCGTCCGTCACCGTAGCTTCTTGGCCGTCCGATGGCGTAGCCGGGAGAGTGGCGACGGTCACAAGTGGCGGTATCCATGTTGCCGGCGTGTCGAGCTTCACAACATTGGTGCCGACATCGAGGGTAGGATTACCGGAAACGCCGTTGCCGTTTGTGACGGTGATATTAGTACCAGTGCCGGTGATCGTCCTGTTGGCCGACGTGTTGGCCGCCGTGCGCGCAACGATACCGTTGCCGCCTGGCTCTTCCATAAAATCGACACAGTTCTCCGCGGCCCCAGCGGTATCCGTACCAGCCGCGCCGGCTCCCGCATTGCAATTGGCCCCGTTAGCCGCTAGAGCCGAGGCCGTCGCGACATTGCCGGCCGGTATGACATAATCAGTCCCCGCGCTGGCCGCGCTGATGGTTCCCGCGCCATTGGCCTTGACGATCCCGTTGATTGCGCCGACTACCGGATCGCTTTCCGCTCCCGCCGTTGGGCAGTTGGTGCCGTTCTCTTGACAGACGCTTTGAGCGCCGATGAGAATATCGCCGGAAACTGTCAGTACGTTCGTTGTCTTGTTGAACACCATTCCGGCATCACCACCGAACGCGGCGCCACCGTCATTGAATTGAACCTGAGTGTCCGCTCCGCCTGGAGATCCACCGCCGCCGCCGCCAAGGGATGCGTAGGCTGAGCCATTCCAGTGGCATAAAACGCGCGTCCCGGCTTTGCCGACGCTGCAATCCGTCGAGCTGTTACCATCTATGACGATTACGAGCGGATGAGATGCCGGCAGAGTTGCCACCGTGTATTCGGGCAACTTGAAAAGAACAGTCTTGCTAGTGAGATCGAGCGTCGAGCAGAGTGTGATAGCCGGCGTCGTCGTGCCGGTGTTGGAAATGCAAATTGCGTTGGTCTCGCCTGTCGGGATTATCTCGGCGTCACGCGTTATCGCTGGGGAAATGATGCGGTCGTCTATGTACTGTTGGGCCGCGGCGCTGTGAGCGATGAGTAGCGTCAAGAGTGAGAATAAGAGTTTTTTCATTTACGCCTCATAGTAGAAATAACGCGCCCATGGGCGTTGTCCGCTTGGGGCCACTGCGAAAGTTATCGTCGTGCCGCTGATTCGGTATTGCCTCTCTTGCGGCTGGCCGATGACCGCCGATTCGCAATAATTGGCTGGGAAGAAAATCATCAGGCTCTCCACCAGCGGCGTCTCAGTTACGGTGAAATCCTTGTTGATACCGTCCAGAGTTCCGCTCAACTGTTCTTTTTTCCACGGCATCTTCTCTGCTCTACGCGGTAACGTAATGCGCCCGGAACGGATATCCGGTCGTTGGCCCCAGGCCCATCGTGATAGTCCGGTTGCCAGTTCCCGAGAGCGTGTATTCCAACTGACCAGGACTCGACGCGACTTTCTCGATTGCCAAGCCGCCAAAGCAAAACAGCACAATCGAGTCCGGGTCTGGGTCTTGCGACAGAGTAAAAGTTACGTTGACGCCGTCGCGCACGCCCGCCGGCACTTCGGACATGAACGTGCCAAAGCCAGCGGCCTGCGGGGTTGATGCACTGATCCTCACCTCCTCGACTTGGACCGATGCTTCGCCAGCCTGCCAAGCGATAAACGAAGGATCGAAATCATCCGACGAAAAACGGACGGGATGGTAATACTCATAACCGGCAGTAACCACTTCGCCGCCGGTCAAGCCCGATGATCGGGTAATGATTCCGGTTGCCGCATCCATCGTCCAGCCCGATAATTCCGGCGTGCCGTCGACGGCGACCTTGAGCGTGCCCGCCTTGGGCTTGTGGATTGTTTTCACCAGAGAGGCCGAGCCGACGCTGTACGTCTTAATCAACTGGAATTGAGTTTGCCCCGCGGTCGCGGTGGCTATCACTTGGTCAAGCTCGGTCACGCCCGTCGGGTCTTGCGCGCCGTCCTGGCTGGTGTAGTCGAGCCAATATTTGAACAGAAACATATGGCCTTGGCCGCGCACGACCATGAACAATTTATAAAGATCGTAAATTTTACCGATGGTGCGGGCGCCGTAACCAACATCCCATTGGCAAAGTGGTGTGTCGCGCCGAATATCTGCCTGATGATGACCCGAAGGAACTTTGGCGATAGCCGTTAAAAACGCTGGGCCGCCTGGACTGTTAAAACTAATATCAGTCGGGAAATTGATATCATCGTAAAACATTTTAATCTCTTAGGCGGCGCAGAGATGACACTATCTGCCCGGCAATCGCGCGTTTGCTGCGCTGGAAACTGCCGGCATCAGGCGTCGAGATGTTGAAATTGTTGACCGTCGAGCCGCGCCCGCTAGTCGCACCATTGCGCCAGGCCGACGGCATCGCGCCGGTGTTGTTCATATAGTCGAGGTTTTGTAAACCGATGCGGCGGACGGATCGATCGTTGACAACGTACTCGCCGGATCGAAGGACCGCGTTGACTTCGCCGCCGACGTGGTAGCGCGGCAGCCGGCGCCGGAAAGTCGCGTGTTCACCGCCTGGCGTGACCAAGCCGCCGGCGTGATACCCCATGCCGCCGACCAGCCCGCCGCCCTCGGAATACATTCCGGCGTCACCTGCCGAGGCCGAGCCGTCGCCGATCTGAAACATCGAAAACAACGGCCCTAAATCCATGCCGCCTTCGCTGCTGCTGGAACCTTTGCCAGCCGCCGATGCGCCTTCGATCGCGGCGAGCGCCGCCGATAGCACCGCCTGAATGCCGGCCTGGGCCGTGGCGCCGGTCGTCTGGATTGCCGTTTGGCCCATCACTGACTCGGTCTGAATCGCCGCGGTCGCCGTCGTTGACAGGGCTTGAATCGTTGCCTCAGCAGTTGTCCCTTGCGCCGTGATCGCCGTGGCCGCGTCGCGCAGGATCTGCCCCTCCTGGGCGTCCTTGGTGTCCTCACCTGTGGTGCCAGGCAGTTGACGCGAAGCCTTCTTTGACGACCCGAAGAGCCCGCCGAAGAGATCACCCAGCACGCCGCCAACACCGGCGCCCTTCTTGCCGAAGTCCTCGCCGAGTAGCAGATCTTTGAGTCCCAGCGTGATTTGGTCGGCGAGTAGCTTATTGATCGTGCGCAGAATCTTCTTGCCGAAGTCCTCGAAGCTGGTGAAGCCTTCGTTGAGAAATTCCTCTAACGCATCGCTGACGGCGCCAAAGCCGCGCTCGAATGCGGTGCGGATAAACTCCGAGGTTTCGTCGCTCTTTTCCTTGATCTTGTCATATGTAGTGACCCAGGCGTCGGCGGTGGCTTGCGCGGCCTCGGCATTGACGGTGGCGACGTCCTGGCCGTCGCGGATCGCGGCGTCGCGCCATTCATTGATGACCTTGATCCTTGATTCAAATTCCTGGTTGGCCCTTGCCGCGTCCTGCTGGTCGATCGTCGGCAGGATGTCAATCGCCATCTGTTTCTGCAGGTCGCTAAACGCCGGCTCCAGCTTGGCGAGAGCTTCGGCAGCGTTTTTGGCGTTCTCCTCGATAGCCTTGCCCCACTCCTGCGAGTCCTGGTCGAACGCCTTGCCGATATCGTCGAGCCGCGCGAGCTCGAACTGCATGCGCTTTAGCTCATCGTTGCTGGCGACGATGCGATCCTTTAACGATTTGAAAAACTCATCGAGCCCCTTGGGAATCGGCAACTGCTTTTCGCGTAGCTTGTCCTTGAAGTCTTCGAACTGTTTATTAAGTTCGGCGCCTAGCGCGAAGTCGGCGCCGAAGCGTAGCTCGATCTTTTTGTTCTCGATCTGGCCCAGCTGCTTTTCTAGGCTGTCGAGAAAGCCGTCGACCAAGTTCTTAACATCGTCTTTGGCCTTCTTGGCGCCGTCGCTGATGCCCTTGAAGACGGCTTGGGGTTTGACGACGTTGACGGCATTCAGCCGATTGAACTCCTCGCGTAAATCAAGCACGCCATCGCGCGCCTGTCGCAGCGCCTGCGGGTTGATGCCGAAGCCGGGCTTTTCCCCAGCGCCGATGATCTCTTTGCTGGTCATGCCCTCGACGCGGCCTTCCGGGATGCCGCTCAGTTGGGCAAATTTCTTGGTGGCATCGGCGAGTTGGGCCGCCACCTTCGGCGCATCGCGCAGCGCGCCGAAAAAGCGCAGGATACCGGCGACGCCCTCGGCGCCGAGCAAGAGCGCTTGATTTTTGAGCCGCGTCAGCGCGTCGCCGACATCGTCAAGCGCTTTGACATCGGCGGCAGTTAGCCCGGAGCGCTTTAGTTGGTCGAAGTTGCCAGCCAACGCAGCGAGCGCGGGGCCAAGCTCCTTGGCCGACTTGCCGAGCAGATTGAACATCACCGTGTTGCGCTCTAACGGATTCTCGATCCTCCCCAGAGCGTCGGTAACTTTTTTGATGAAGTCGTCGGGGGTCGAGTTGCGCAGATCGTTGAGGCTCAAGCCCAGCCGTTTGATCGCTTGCGCCGCCGGGTCGGTCTCTTTGTCGATGTTGCCGAGATT